TGCACGAGCGCCGTCGTCTGCCCGCTGGTCGGCCCGGTGTAGTCCGGCTCGCCGATCGTCCACTCGCCGTAGAGCCCTACTTGGTGCAGGAACGCCCACATCAGCCGTAGGTCGGTGCCGTTGAGCGAGATCGTCTCGATCAGCCCCTCCCAGCGATCGGCGGTCCCGGCGCCCAGCGATGTGACCTGGCGGAAGCGAGTGAACGCGGATTCGACCGACGCCTTGCACTCGTTCAACAACAGCCGGGAGCGCCGGATCTTCGTCAGCAGCGACGACGGGAACGCGGTGCTCACCGCTGCCCTCTCTGCTGCTGCGACACCGCCCTATAGGCCGCGCCTGCCGCTAGATGGCCCACGCCGATAAGCTGCGCCTCCCACTGCGGAGGCAGTCCCGCCTGTACGTGGAAGTGCTGGATGATCGTCGGGCCACCGCCGGCACCGTGAACCTGAGAGGCGTTCATGATCCGGCCCGAGACGTCGGGCACGAACAGCTCCGGGCCGCGCTCGCCGACAATGCCAATTCGTCCGGCGCTCATGTGACCGCCGCCAGCGAACCCTTCGATGTCGCCGAGTGACGGGCCACCGCCCTTACCCTTGAACAGCCCCTTGAAAAAACCGCCGAAGCCGCCCCCGCTGCTGCCTATACCAGACAGCGAAGCCGCGAGCTGGTCGGCGAGCGGCCGTAGTACGGTCATGCGAAGGACCAGCTCGGCCAGATCTTTGGCGAAGCCACGGATGCCTTCTCGGATGTCGCCGTTCATCAGCGCTTCCATGCCGCGCGACTCGAACGACGCCGCGATCGCGTCGGCGAGGTTCTGCTGGCGCTCCCGAGCGCGCTCGACCTCCTCGGCGTATTCCTTCGCCCGTTTGGCGGCTTCGCCCCACTCATCGACCTTCGGCTTCGCCGTTACCTCGATCGGCTTGAGGATTGAGTCGCTGACTCGTTGCGCTGTTTCAGGGGTGATGCGCCCCAAGTTCAGCAAGGACTGAGCCTCGCGCCACGTGTCGAGATTCTTCTCAAGCTCCGTGCGCATCTCGCGCGTGACCTGAAGTCCGCGCGAGATGGTTGCGTCCGTGATTGGCCGAGCCTTGACGACAATGTCGCTCAGGCCTTCGTGCGACTCCTGGCCCGGCGCGCGCCAGGGCCGCGGGTTTGTCGTCACGAATGGACGCCTGCTGAGCTGCTCGATCCGGATGGCCTGGCGCTCCCGCGCGATTTCGCCCAAGATTCTATGGCGCGCTTCGTTCGTACCGGTGAAGGTGCCGGGCCTGAGAGAATTCTCCCTGAGCTGAAGCTCGTTGAGACGAGCCTCGATGCTCTTCTCCATGTTCTGGAGCTCGTCGACACCGAACGCCGTCCCGAGAGTCGTAGCGAAGTCGATGAAGGCGCCCTTGAGCTCGACGCCAACCGAGGTCGTCAGCCGCTTGACGGCATCGCTCAGAGCGTCCGCATTGAGCACCTGATCGTCCGTGAAAACGTTGTTGGCGGCGGCAGCGGTTGCCTCCAGGGCTTGCGTGCCCTTGCTAAGCGTGTCCTGCATCTTCGCGCCAGCCTCGCGGCCGAATAGCGCTGCCGCGAGCGCGGCTCTCTCGGCTGACGACGTAACGCCCTCGAAGGCCTTGACAACCGCTGCAAACAACGCCTCGCTGTCGCCGATCTCGCCGTTGAGCACACGTTGGGAGAGGCCGAGATGATCGAGTGCCGCCTTGGCAGGCCCGCCGCCCGTGTTGATGAACTGGCCGAGACGTGTGTTGAGGGTGCGCATCGCGCTACCGAACTCGTTCGCTTCCACGCCGTTCTGGCTGAACACAAATTGCAGGCGCTGAAACCGCTCGGCGCCGACCCCCGCGGCGCGCGCTGACTCGCCGATGGCAGCGGTATTGAGCGCACTGCGAGCGAATGAAACGATGCCAGTTACCGAGACCCCCAGGCCGAACACGGCCAATGCCGAGCGCAGCCCAGCACCGAGCTTAGCGAACTTGCTCTCGACCCCGCCTAGATGGCGGCTTGTCTTGCCCTCAAAGTCGCTGACCGCGGTCTCACCCTTCTTGAGCTCGCGACGCAGGAGCTCCGTGCTCGCATCGATCTTGACTAGGAGCTCGTCAATGGTCGCCACTGCTGTTCAACTCCTCGTAGGCCTCGAAGGCGGCGTAAAGCTCGTGCGGGGTTGCCGACCAGAAAGCGTCGGCTGACCAATGGAGCGCCGCCGCGGACATGCCCATCAGGTAGCGGTAGGGGATTCCGTCTTGCCCGCGGCCTGATCGGCGCCGCCTTTTTTTGCGTCGGCCTTCGGCTTCGCGCCGCCGGACATCGCGTTGATTAGCAACTGCTCGATCGAGCCGGCGATCGACAGGAACCCCGTCTCATAGATGAGTGCCGCGATCACATCCTTCTGATAGCCGGACAGCATCGGGTTCTTGCGATCGCGGCCCGCTGCGCGTACGCACTCGGTGACGACGCAGGACAGCTCGTCGAGCGTGAGCCCCACCTTCGCGTCCGACCAGCTCACCATGAGGGCTTGCAACGATCGTCGTGTGTCCCGCTCGATCGCTCGCATCGCTTCGTACGACGGACGCATCGGATACGTCTCGCCGCGCAGAGCGATCGCGACCTCGCCGCGTTCCTCGTTGATCTCGTGAGCCATGCGGCTAGTTCAGCAGGTCGATCGTCGGGGCGGCCGCGCAGGTCAACTGGAACGAGAACGTCTTGTTTTCGACGTCCGGCGACGCCTTGCCGAAGTTCGACACGTACATGCTCGCCTGGAACACGATTTCGGAACCGCTGAACGGGTCCTTGCGGATCTGGATGTTCACCGGCACCTGCGGGTAGACCTTCTGCACCGCGTAGATGCGCTCGAGGCCCGTCGCATCTGGTAGCTTCATCTTGCCGCTGACCGTGATCACTAACGTCTTGCGCCCGGGCGCCTGCGTCGCGAACTGCCCGGTGCCCTTCGCCGACGTGTCGATGAGCGTCGTGCTGCCGTCTTCCGTGTGGTCCGTCTCGCCGAGGATCGGGTTGTAGGTCCCGCTCCCGTTGTCGACGTAAACCTTGAACTCGTGACCGAGTTTGTCTGCCATGTGCTGCTGCTCCTGTCTGCCGTGCCGATTAGGTGACCGCGCCGGCAGCCTGGACGCCGCTGACGTTGTAGCCGAGCTTGATGTTGGCGGCCGTCAGACCGACGCCGACTGTCGTGATGAACTCTCCGGTCGCGATGTCGTCGACCGGGATGATGCCGCCGCCCGTCCCGCGGACGTACTGCTTGCCGACGGCCGCCGTGCCGCCGATGTTGACGGTGCCATTCTTCTGAATGCGGATCGGCTGGCCGATGCTGCCGCCATTGAGCGCGACGCCGTTGCACTGCGCCCCGACGCCCGAACCGGCCGATGTCGCGTTGGTGCCAATCTGCACCGCACCGTTCGCATCCACGTAGACGTCCATGCCGGCGGTGATCGTCGCCCCCGCCAGGAAGCCATCCACCACCTCACCGTCGACGCGCAGCACGCTGCCGGGCGTGACCGAAATTGCTGCCATTTGCTAACCCTCCGATTGGATACCAAAACGCATTACGCCCCGAACGCCATCCGGCTCCGGGAACAGGTCTGAAAACTCGAACTGCGGGATCACGGCTTGCCCGCTCGCGAGCGTTAGCCGCTGCCGGTGCAGTCCGTTGTGGATTCGGTCGAGTAGTTGCTTCGTCTCGGTGTAGCCGCGCGCCCTCGAGTACGTGTTGATTTCAAACGACGAGTCCGTGCCATTCACGGACTTCGTGTTTGATGGCGTCGCGACGAAGTCTCCGATCTGAACGTAGAGCGGCACCAGATCCTGCGGTGGATGGTCGAAAACCGGAGTCGGAGCGACGAGCGCCGACACGCGGTTGAACATTGCGACTTGCGTCTCGTAGCTACGCATCGGACGGGCTCGACCTAGCCACCGTGTGCAACGCTTTTACTGTCGCCGCCTTCACGGCCTCGCGCACGCCCTCGCGTCGCGAGCGCCACGCCGGGAATATGAACGGCCGCTTCGACATCTTCTTCGTCCCGAACTCGAGGAACCGAGCGAAGAAAAACACCTTCATGACGCGGCTGCCGATTAGGCCGATCTGAGCGCGCAGGCCGTTCTTGGAAATCCTAACCTCTAGCGCATCTCGCAGATGCTGACGCGGCTGCTTGGAGCTAACTGGATTCCACAACCAACTGTTCGGATCGTAAGGCGATCGCGACTTCATTTCCGTGAGCACGCCGTTAGCTTGATCGGCAATCGCTGCCTTCAGCTCCTTGCCGATCTCGTCCGGGAGTCTGGCAAGCTTCCGGCGCAGCCGCGACGCGCCGATGATTCGTTGCTTCGCCATTAGGTGCTCACACCAGCTTCCGCCTCGCACGTCGTGAACTCGCGCGTGCCCTCCCGGTCCTGAGCAGCGCGCACGTTCAACGTCTTGCCACGCCACACGATTCGATCGAGCACCGTTACGTCAATCCCAAAGCGCACCGTGATGAGATACGTCTCGACCGTCGAAAGACGACCGAGGCGTTCTTCCTCGCGGCCCCTGACCGGTCGAACCTTCGCCCACACGCCGCTCGGATAGACGGCAGCCCACGTCACCGTCTGGCCGCCGGCGCCATCGGCTACGGTGGTCGCGCGCTCGATCGAGATGCGCTCGCGGAGCTCGCCGCTCGACGTGTTCACGCGTAGAGGACCCGGTACGGGTCTAGCAGGAAGCGCACGGACAGCGGAAGTTCGTTCACGACGATCATGCGAGCGCCGGATCTCTCGAGCGATGCAGCAGGCTACGCACCGCCTCGGTGAGAGGGTCCTTCTCCGGCGTGTCGTACAGCGCCATCACGACTCGAACGATCGCAGCGTACACGACGTCAGGGAAGTCGTTGACCTCGTCCTCGTTCTCGTACTCGTCGGACGGAACCTTGAGGTAGTCGAGGACTATCGCCACGGCCTCATCGATCGTCGTAATGATCCGCTCATCGTCATCGTCGATATCGACCTTCAGCTCGCCCTTGATGGCCTCGAGATCGATGATCATGAGTCTTTACCGTCGCGGCCTTTCTTGACCGCGAGACGCCAAGAATCGCTGGTGCCAGGCTTGTCGTCTGTGTTCTTCTGCGCGATCCAATACGAACCGCCGAACGTCACGCCGTCGCCAACCTCGTAAAAGCTGCCTTCCTTCCAAACGCCGGAGTCAAGAACGACTCCGAACTTGAGGGCGACATCCTTCCGCTGCTCGCCGCGCGCGAACTTAAGCGTCACAGTTCGACGCCCGTCGTGCTCGACAGTCATGTCGTCGAAGCCGAGTCCGTCCGTGCCGTTGACTCCGTCACGCCCGTCCTTGCCATCCTTCGCGGCCGGCATGCGATCGATAACGCCATGCAGAAGCGCTTGCGCACGCCGCTCGAAGTCGAGCGCCCACTCAGATTGCATGGCCCTGAGCAAAGTCGCCGCGTCGTCGAGAGAAACGCTGCGGCCGTCGACTCCGTCCCTACCGTCCTGGCCGTTCGACGGCGCAGGAATGGCGGCTAGCGCGCTCGCTACCGCGGTCTTCATCTGTGCCGACAACGCGGGCAGCACGTCATCCGCCGTCACGCTCGTACCGTTCTCACCGTCGACCCCATCCCTGCCATCCCGGCCGTCCTTGCCGTCCTTCGGAGCCGGAACTGTCGCTAGAGCGTTGTCCAACTCGCTCTTGAACTGAGCCACAAGCGTCGGAATGACGTCGTCAGCGGTTACGCTGCTCCCGTCCTTACCATCCGCACCATCCTTACCGTCGCGGCCGTCCTGGCCTTTCTGTGCCGGCGGAATAGTCAAGAGCGCCTTGTCGACGTACGCCGCGATGGCCGGCAGCACGTCCTCCACAGCGACACTAGCGCCATCCTTGCCGTCAATCCCATCGCGACCATCACGCCCGTCGGCGCCTTTTCCCCCGGGCTCGCCCTTCTGCGGCACGCTTTGCAGCTTGGTCTCGAGCTCGGCGATCCGTTGATGCAGCGGCGCCATCAACTCGTCTATCAGCTCGGCCATTGCCTGCGACAACGACTCCAGTTCGCGCACGTCCATTTACGCCGCCTTCAAAAGCTGGCGAGTCTTCGATTTGAACCGCCGAGCCTGCGACTTCATCTCCTCGTCTGACATCGTCGGTTTCTCCGGCTCAGGTTTGGGAGTCGTCGACTCTTTCGCGAAAGGGTCATCTTTCGCGTCACGCTTCGCGAGCGCTGCGAGGCTGTAGTTCTGCTGCTGCATGTACGGAGTGTTGCCGCCCGGCACCGGCCCATAACCGATCTTCGCCCGGCCCTCGTCCGGAGAAAGGAGCCCAGCAGCCACACGCTCTTTGAGCACTTGCGTCTGCGTCATGGAATCCATGCGAAGCAACTGCTCGAGGTCAAACTCCGACCGATACTTCGAGGGCAGCTCGAGCCCCTCGTCGATCAGCAGCTCGATGCACTCGATGAGTTCCTGCAGCGTCTGCGAGTAATACGCCTGATCGAGCGCTTC